GTTGCTTGTTTCATTTCTTGATTTGCAAGAGTTGCTAATTCTGCAGAAGTTGCTCCTGCAATTTTAAGAGCATTTTGTGTTTGAGATCCAATTTGTCCAAAATTGTCAAGAAGAGCTGATACACGAGCAAATTGAAACTTACCAAAAATTTTGTCAATTACTTGTTCTTTTGCAAGTGGAGCAAGCCCTTTAAGTCCTTCTTGCAATTTTTCAATCATCTGTACTGGGGAGCCAGCATGTCTTACTGCCTCTAAGCTAATACCAAATTGTTGTGCTGCAGTTACCGCACTTTTTGTTGGTGCGATTAAAGATGCAATTGCAGATTTTACTGCGTTGGCAGCTTGTGCTGCTGGAATACCTGCTTCACGCATTGCAACAAGCATTACTGCTGTATCTTTATATGATCCACCTAGCTGTTGCATAATTGGACCAACACGTGGAATAGCTTCTGTCATATCACCAAGAGTCATGGTGGTTTGCTTTTGAATATCTGAAAGAAAATTAACTGCATCAGCAAGTTGTGTAGTGCTTACCTTATAAACATTTTGTAGAGCAACAACAGTATTAGTTGCTGCAGTTGCATCAACTGCTCCAAGCTTAGAAAGTCTTTGTGTTTGATAAGTAGTATCTAGAAGGTTTTGACCTTGACGACCCATAGCAGCAAAATTAGCTGCAACTTGTACAGTATCTTTAACTGCAAGACCCATACTGCTTGCAACATTTTTACCCAAATCTACAACTTGTGTTGAAATTTTGTCAAGCTCTGCTTGTGATGGAGGGGTCAAACCTTCACCATAAAGTCTTTGAAGCCTTGTAAGTTCTACGTTTACATCTTTAAATGCTGATGTTGCTTGTGAAGCAAATAACAATAACGGAACAGACATACCTACTGTTAGCTGACGTCCCGCCCATTGTGTATTTTTACCCCAATTAATAAGTGCTTGGGAGCCCTTGTTTACTGCAATGTTATAGATGTTTTGTTCATTAGCAGCAATTTTTGTTGCATTTGAAACTGCATTAATTGTTTTTGGAGTAAATACTGAATAAAAACCTTGTTTTGAAGGATCTGCCATAATAACAGAATTTTGTAGTTTTGTTTGCTCTAAAGCTAATTCTTTTACACTAGTTGTAGCAACTGAATTTTTACGTGAAAGGATATTGAAATAATTGCCAAGCCCTAGGGTTCCTTTTTGTAATGATTTTCCAAAGTTTTCAATTTCACTAGTGGCTTGAACTGTTGAAAGACTAAATTGTCCTGTAGCGGTAAGGGCTTGGCTAAAACCTTTTGATATGTTGTTTAAATTTTTTGCAAGACTTGAATCAATTGCAACATTGCCCATGCCCTGTTGAAGCAAAGCAACTTGTGCTTGTAAGGCTTTAATTTGTGAATTAACTGAAGAAAAATCGCCAAGGGCAACTATATTAAGTTCTATTTTTGCCATTACTTAGCACCCCCATCATTCTTGTGACATAAAGCCGAGTCCTTCACCTATTCCAAAACCTTCCTTGCTTGCAATATTTGATGACATTAACACTGTAACATCTTCTGCATCTTTTTGCTCTTGCTCAAGATCAACACCATTTATTGCTGCTAAAAACGTTCTCTCCCTTTTTTCTCTTTCTCTTGATGCATTTAATATTGCTAGTAATTCATCAATTGAAAGATTAGATTCCATCTCGTCAAAATTTTTCCAATGGCCTAGCAAGAAAACTTCGGACTCCAAGGAGCTTAGATCTAGTTCGTCCCAACTAGAGCCGCTCCCAGAAGGTTTGGGTCAGTCAACTTTAAACCACCAGAAATTTCAAGAATTTTCATCATTGTAGGAATTTCAATAATTTCCTCAAACTTTTCCCTATTTGTTCCAAGGTCGGGCCTTGCAGCCTTTAAACATTCCATAGATGCTTTAATGAATACATCCATTGCTGCTTGCTCTGATTGATCTTCCAATCCTTGGATGCTATTAATAATATCCATAAAAACACGATGTTGTTTTATTGGTAGAGGTTTTAATGTAATGGTTGTTCCATCACTTAATTCAATTTCTACTATATCATATACTGCTGTTGCCAATTTATAGCTCCTTTGTTTAGTTAAATTATACCAATATATATGGTCAAGACAAATTCAGAGGCCCCGTCATTTCTGACGGGGCTTGAATCAATATTAAATTGTATATTAAGTTTTTTTAGAATGTTCCGTAAACACGGTCAATAACAACACCGTATTCTGAACCTGCATAGCTTGCATCTGAATCTGGTAGGCAACGGAAGTTGACTGGGAATACAGTTGCTGCATCACGCTTTAGTGCATGCATTGTTGTATCAATTGAAACAACACGACGTGCAACGTATACACGTTCTTTGTTACGTGCAACAGTTGTTGTTGAACCTGTTCCAACTGAAACTACTGGTGTTGAACCTGTAGCTGCTGGATCATTAAATGCAGCAGATGTACCAATTTGAGCTGGAGCTTGTCCAACTGCAATAAGTACACGCTCTACTGGAGCATCTCCTAGAGCACCTGCAGCCACGTTTAATGTTGCTGCTGGTGTATCTGGTGTGCTGTTAACAGCAGAATCATTGTTTAGCAATGTTGGAACGTTAACAACTGAACCAGTTGAGTTTGCAACATATACGCTATCCATTTGACCCCATGAGAACTGTAGGTTTTCAAGAGTTGCTTCTGTAAGTTCTGTCTTTAGCATAACCTTTAGAGTTTGCTTGAAAATACGAGCTGCATCAAGAAGTTGATCAACCATTACTTCACCATATGTTGGTTCGTATGAAACCTCAAGACCTGTAGTTGTGTAACCAACTTCACGATACAATGCAGACTGAAGTAGTCCAGTACGTGCTGATGTGTTTGTTGGCAAAAGAGCTGAAAGATCTGATTGCTTTGTTGTTGGACGACCATTATTGTTTGAGCTGTTTCCAACTGATGTGAACAATGATGCTGCGCCAACGATTACATTTTTAGTATTTGTAGCCATTTATTTATTTCACCACCTTATTTATTTTAAATTTTAAAACCAAACAAGATGACAACTTGCTTCCTCATAGAAAATCATAGCATTTATGAGGTATAATTCAAACTTTAGATATACCTGCCAGTATTGTTGATTCCTTCATCTACTTGACGGGTATAAGTATAGACACATGAAAAATCTCCGCTCATAAATCCACCTTCATCTACAAATGGTTGGATTGGGCTGGCAGACTCTAGTCTAAAATACAAAAACTTAAATGGGCTTCCTGCTGCATGAGCCACATCATTAACATCTGCAGCTGAGAGTTCATACCTTCTAAACAGGTCTGTTAAAAAATTAGAAATAGAAAGAATTTCAGAATTACTTCTTGAAACTATCTGCATAATCATTGTTTCTTCAGAAATCCACCATTGAACCCCTGTGTTTCTTTGAACAATATCATAAGTTATGTATGTTTTGCCTGGAAGTAAATTATTAAATTCTGGAACTTGTTGAGAAGGAATAATTGGAACAAGTGAAGTATTAAATCCATCCGCTATGTAATCATTAGAATTTAAAAGCTTAGAACTTTGTAGTTGTGCCCAGATAGCATTTCTTACATCAAATACTGCTACTTTTGAATAGTCAATTGTCATTTAATAACTTCCCCCGTATCTATCTGATCTGCAATTTTTGTAACTGCTTCTCTAACTTGTGCAACACCAGAATTCTTAGAACTTAAAACTGTTGATACATCATTAGCTATTCTCTCATATAATCCAGATGAATCCATAATTGTATTTCCCTTTGTTGTATACCACTCAAGAAGGTATGAAGCAAATGCATTTTTTGTTTGTATCCCGCCTGGATGAAGAATGTTTATCTGAGTTCCAGGGGCTATGAAAGCAATGTCATTACCGCCCATAATAGCTAAAACTCTTTTTGCAGTAAATGATACTGGAGTTCCAGCTTCCATTATTGATGCTTTGTTTGCAAAAATACTTTTTCTTGAAACAGACTTACCAGTTTTTCCTGGTATTAATAATTCTGGGTTTATCGGAACTGGCATTTTAGATGGTAAAAAATTTGTAGATATTAATAAATTTCCATCTAGCATTGCTGATCTTTCTAAAACAAAAAGCCTTGCAAGCTTATCTCCTACCCTACCCCATTCATAAACATGGTGCATTTTCTTTTTATTCATTCTTGCATAGTTATCAATATCCACCATAAATCTTTCGCCAGTAATTGAAAAAACTGCACGGGATATTTGTTCTAATACTTTTGGTTTTGTCAACTCTTTTATGCTTAAAACAAAACTATCAAGATTTTCTGTTAACTGCTTTGTATTAATTTCAAGCTTGATTGTCATCTTGCAACTCGCTTCTTAGAAGAACTGCTTCATAGTAAGCAGCTTTTCCAAATGGGTCTATAATTGCGTGTGCAGCTGTAATTTCAAATTTAGTATCAGGAGTATTGATTTTATCAATTTCAATAAAAATTGGATGACCGTCAGATGTACGAATGTTTTCAATACGCCAACGCTTACTCATGAGTTCAAAACAATACATTTTTAATTGCATTTTTTCATCGTAGTTTAAATCAGAACCTTTTCCAAAACTTTTATTATCAGTTCTGGTTGAAGCGCCTCTCATTTTAACTGGCTCAATCTTACATTGTATTGTTTTTAAATATACCCATGAACGTACGATTGCTCCTGTATTTGAATCTTGTATATTTTGTTGACTATAGATGTCAGCTGACATATTTAATACTGATCCGATAAATGAATTGGACTGGTTTTTATTAAACATTAGATTATAACAATATTGTTTTTGCGGTATTGATCAAGAATATTATCTACTGTAATATTTCCTGTACCATTAAAAGCACCCTTAGCCATTTCAAATGAAATTTCGCTGAGGTTAACTTTTGCCAAATACTTGTTTCTCCAATTGTAGTCATTTGAAAGAACATCATTAATTAAAAGCATTGTGGCAAGCTTAATATCTTCTGGCACATACTTATAACCAATTTGACCTACAAACTTGTATACATAATTATCTCTAAATCGTCCCGCCTCATAAATGGTAGGATCCATTTCATTGTTCCAGCCAGATGGGGAAGATGGATACCAAATTCTTAATTGATAACCACTAGGGCTAATCTCTGTAGTGTATCCAAAAGTATCATATACTGGTGTTTGCGTTCCATCATAAACAAGAACTTGATTTTCATACATTTGATCAATTTTAAGCATTTTTTCTGTTAACTGAATTCTATTTGAACCAATTCCGTAAGTTTCTTGACTTCCATAGTATGTATAAAATTTAATGCCTGTATAGCCTTCTACAATGGTTCTAGCGACCTTTTCTGCATTAGCTATAGATATTGGGTCAACATAGTTTAAAGATGAGGGATCTGAGCCAAATTGAAAAAAGTCTACAACTTCCCAAACATCTGCATATGGTATCTCTACCTTATAAAAATCTACTTCTGTTGTTGAAATCCCGCCAATAATATAAGTCCACTTTATTTCTAGTGTACGGTTTATATTTGTAATGGCGGAAGTTAGCAAATAAGAATAAATACCTTCTGGGTCTTCATCTGTAGCAGTCAAGCCAGAAAATCCTGTAATTGGAGTTGAATCATTATCAGCATCATAAATAGATAGTGTCACGTATGTTCCACTATCTACTTGTTGTAAAACTCCATCACTATAAATTTTTAAAGTGATTTTTTCCTGACTATTGGTGTTGATTGTTTGCAATCAAAACACCCCCTTTATGCGTAGTACTCTTGAGCCTCTCGTGGAGTCGCAAGGCGAAAACCTTCTTGTGTATCAAAAATTCTTTGAGCATCTGTTTCTGACATTGCAATAAATGGATGTTCTTGACTAAATTCATGCCCACCAGTTTGATATGAGTGGTTGTTTCTTTCCATTTTTACAAGTACTTGATTAGCTGTCTTACTCATAATTTTACTTTCTCTCTTTTTCTTTTCAAGTTCTGGAACTTTAATTTCTTCTTTTTCAGCATTATCAAACTTAGCATACATTTGATAACTAATGCCTTCTTCTTCAAGAACGGCAATGATTTCTTGTTTTGTCTTTAATCCGTCTATTTCAATAGCAAAGGATTCTGCGACTTTTTTTAATTCTGTAATTTTTAAATCTGTAAATGACATTTGACTTCCTCTCGTCATTGTTTATTATAGCAGAAAATGAGTAAGGGAGATATTTCTATCTCCCTTACGCTTGCAACTAATAAATATTAGTATGTATTTCCGTTATTTCCACCAGTTACATTTGAACCGTTATATGCAGTTCCAAATGTTGTACCAGATACTGAACCTGCCACCTTAATGTTTTTAACAATAACGTGTGCATCGTAGTTTTCCATTACGCAACCAACACGAATGAATAGTGTGTATTCAATTGTGTCCTTCTTTGGCTGGAACAAACGATAGACTGTTACGTCACGCTTGATACCAACAATGAAGTTTTGAGGGAATGTCAAGTGAAGGTCTCCGTGAGAGCCTGCTGCACCTGAATAATCTCCTGCTTGGGTTTCTGTGATCAACGGAACGTTGATAACTGGAATTCCAAACGCAAAAGGAGTTACTGTTCCTGGACCGCCATCGTTAGCAGCAACATCACCACGAATGATACCTGAAGCGATATCAAATGGGTTTCCGTTACCAGCGTTAGCTGTCAAATTGAACAAGTAGTCCTGTACCAAATTAGATCCTGTGAAGAAGCGAAGTTGGTTACGGCGTTGCTTGTACTTACGTGGAAGGGTCTTAATAGCTTGGTTAAAGACTGTCTTGTCAAGTCCATATCCATTAGCATCAACAACGTGTGCGTTGCTAAGTGCTAGTGAACGGAAACCTGCGAATGCTGACATCAAACCTGAACCAGTTCCAGTACCGTTAATAAGGGTATCCTCAATATCGTTACCAGCCTGGGTAGCCATAAGACGTGCAATGTGATCCTCTAGATCTGGACCTTCAATATTATCTTCAAGAGATTCTGCTGAAAGTTCCCAATCAAGACGGAGTTTGCGAGTTGTTAGAGACACCTTGTTAAATGTTGCGTTTTGTGCTGAGAAAGTTGTTGAATTAGCATTTGTATAGCTATCTCCGCTTGCAACGAAATTACGAGGATTGTCTTCTTGTGCAACTGTCATGATACGTTGTCCAACTGCAACACGATCAATCTCGGTTGTGTTTGCACGCATACGAATTGTACGAGCTGCTTTAGCTAGAATTGTTGCATCCCACATGTAATCCAAGAAGCGATTAGCTTGATCTGGATATAGAAGACCGTTACCTGAAAGGTTAGAGGAATCTCCTGATGCATTAACTGCTGAAGAACCGAGGTTCGTTGTATCAATTACTTTTTGTAGAAGTTCATTACTCATTTATTATTTCACCACCTTATATTTTTTTATAGATTTTTTTATATGCTAGAAGCACTGAGGAAAGCACCTTGCCATATACTTTGTTTTGGTTTTGTTTGACCCATTGGAGATTCTACCCCAACGGACTTCTGAACTGCAGTAGCTGATTCAAAGCCCTTGAGTTGATGATCTACATACTCAATTTTGCCTGACATATCAGTTACTGACTTACTTAGTGCCTCATACTTTGTAACAAGTTCTTCGTTTGACTTTTGCATATCCTCATATGCCTTTGACAAACGAGCCATTTCAGCTCTTGTCTCGTTAACAATGTTGTACATATCTTGAACTGTTGCTGCGTGTGTAGCATAGTTCTCATTAGACTTTGTAATAGACTCACCAAAGAAGGCCTTGAGGTCAGTGACCATCTTTGTCAAATCAAGTGTATCTTCAACTTCAGAAATTGACACAGCCTTTTCAATGCTGGTATCTTCTGCGGTTTCTGCTACAGCTGAAACTTCTTCGGCTGGAGTCTCTACATCAACTGACTTCTCAATTGTTGTATTTGTATCTTCTGCCATTTTGTTACCTCCTTTGTTGAGCGAAATCTCTTCACTCTTTTTAAGTCCGTCTTCAAACGTGACTTTTTTCTTGCTATTTTGATCAGGATAAAGATTTATTGTAGCATTGCTATCAATTACATTACCTGCCAAACCTGGAGCTGCTGACTCCGTTGCTTCATGTGATGATGTTGGAGCATCATCTTTCTTAAAATAAGAATCAATTACTTTTTCAATTGCTTCAAACTTTTCAATATCTGATTGCTCTACCCAACCAATATTTGTCATTTGTGCATCACATACAACACAGTCTTTTGTTATTGATGTTGAAGTTGAGGCAATCTCATCTGTTTTACACCAAAAAACATTTTCCAATGTGACGTCTGCCACCATGCCTTTTACAAATGTGCTTCCATCTGTATTCTTTTCAATAGAAAAAAAGTTTGCTAGTTGATTTGCTGGTGAGTCAACCAATGAAAGTTCATGAAGATCATAGTCATGAATAACACGACGATCTTTTCCAGACCCGTCATCTGCTTTTTCCATCTTTGCATCATTGATATTTCCACCAATTGAAAATCCTGAATAAGTTCCATCAAGAACTTTTTCCCATGCATCTTGTGCACCCTTTGAAATATAAGCAGTTACATAAATTCCGTTATATTTTTTATTTGTTTCTGGATCAAAAAAATTGTCTTCTTTAAATTTAATCATTTTACCAACAGCTGATGGTCCGTGCATTTCACGGATGTTGCCTCTGAATCTTTCAAATGCTTTTTTGTTTGCGTCAGATGTTACTATATCGCCGTGGCGATCAACATTATCTAGTGATGCGAAACCTGATACAGTTCTTTTTTCCTTATTAACCTTAGAAATAGGAAAGGCAAGAGCCATTGAAGATTCGCTGTTTGACCAATAAGTTTTTTGAATGTCCATATGTAAATAAATAATAGCAATATTTATGAATAACTCATAATTTAATTAATATTATTTTCATCATTTCTGGGTATTATCTTGACGTTTTGATATGGCTGTTGTAGTTCTGGAGCCTTTATCTCCCCGCCCGTTGGTATTGAAACTGGTGGTAGTTGAGGTGGAATCTCATTGCTTTTATCATCAATATTATTTACATAAGGGGTCTCAATATGAGATTGTGGCATAACGTTTGGTGAGGCAGTAGAGTTATGAGATGCTAGGCCTCCAGTTATAAAGCCCATAATAGGGTATAGGAGCCCTGTAACAGTCTTCTGAAATCCTGTTGCTGCCCACATTCCATATGAACTAATAAGGGCTATTCCCAGCTGTTTAGCCTCACCCACATTAAATTTAAAATGATGTTTTAAGCTCATAGTGCACCTTTTAAGTTATCATAAACAATTTGTGGAACTGCCCCACCCTTAACAATAATTCCTAGTGTTTTATCAAATTTAACTAATGCCGCCTGTGTTTGTACATTCATTGTTCCTGTTGCATATTTTGCCAAAAGTATTTTTTTCTTAACTAAAGCTGATTGTATTGTTAATACGGCATCATTTGTTTGTCCTAATTTAAATGAATTTTGTGATGATGGAAATGGTGGTGCAACAAATAATGTTTGTGGTTTATTGTTGGAAGTATTTTGTGTGTTTGGTGCTGTGTGAAGCATCCCAGTAGTTCCCGCCACTGCTGCACCTGTTGCTGCTACGCCCGCTGTTGCTTTTTTGCCTGTTGAAACACTTGTTGTTGGTTTTACTGGTACTGGATATTTAGGTCTTACAATTGCCATTACATAAAGATATGGGCGATGTTCTCTGTAACATCCTCCACCATTTGCTGCTTCTTTTGTATTTTTATCTGTAGTGTTAAAACCAATTGTTGTTAATCCGTCTGGTGATGCTGCTTCTACAATTTCTACATGCTCAGCAACTCCTGAACCCCAACTAAAAAAAACAATGTCTCCAGGTTGTGCTTGATATTTATTTACAACTAAACCTTGTCGTTGAAACCAAGTTAATCCTGCTGGACAATATGCAAAACCTTTTGGAGTTTGTGCTGCAACTAAATGTGATAAACCAACTCGTGAAAAACACCAACTAATTCCCATTGCACAATAAGCTGCATTTGGAACACCATACCAAATTCCATATGGGTTTTCATTCATAGGTCCTTCAACAAAACCTATTTGACTACGAGCAACATTTAAAACATCAAGTGCTGTTGCCATTTGCTATGCCTGTTGTCTTCCCTCACCTTTTGGAGCACGAGAGGTGCCCATCTTATCTGGTGCATTTAATACACGATCTTGACTTCTTGTTTTATTACCACTTGCATCAGATGCAGCATCTTGTGCAGCTTTTGGATTAATAATAAGAACATCGTCTCCACCTGTAAGTGGAGCCATGCCACGACGTGCACGAACTTCATTAGGAGTAATAACTTGATCTTTAAGATAACGATCATCAATTCTTGATTGTGTTTCTTCATCTGTCAATGCAAGTTCATTAAACCTTAATACAAAAGCATCTGTAAATTCTTTAATAATAAGATTAATTTTAAACTCAAGTTCTTCTTGACGTGGACGGCACACTTGCTCTTTAAATGTTTTATCAGCATCTTTAGCATTTGCAAGAGAAACTCCAACTGGCATTCCAAGCTTTGATACTGGAACACGGTGTGAAAGAAGAATACGATCTCTGTTTTCTACTGCATAGTTTCTAAATGAAGAATCTTGAATTCCAGCTTCAATTGGCTGCATATCAAATTCAACACGACCTTGCTCTCCATCTGATGGAAGAGGAATATAAAGAGTTCTATGATTTCTTCCCTTAAGACCTGTTTGAAAAAACTCAAGAAGCTTTCGTTCTGAATCAGCAGTAAGTTTTGCACCTTTTACCGTAATGATATATCGTGGAACTGCTTTATTTTCAAAATAATCTAGATTAAAACGTTGTGCAAATTCATCACCAGCAACTGCATTTTTAGCAGACAAAACATCTGGAACTCCATAGTATGTATTTGAAGGCGTAAATACTTTAAAATGAATTACTTCATTTGGCTGTGGATCTGTACCAATTTGATCAGGAGTTTCTGTATCTCCAAAATTTCTAAAGAATGTGTAGCGATTGTATACAACTTGTACAAAACCGTCACGGTGACGGCGGATACGCATAGTTGTTGTAGGAATATGTCCAATATAACCAATTTTGCCTGTGGCTGTACGACCAATTTCCATATAAGCATTTCCTGTTGATTCAAGATCAATAAAAATCTTTTTCATTGTTTCTGTAAATGAATCATCAGAATTAAGAGACTCTAAATATTCTCTAAGCTGCTCTTTCATTCCTTCAATTTTTGAACGTAGTTTGTCAAGCTTTTTTGCATTATCCATTGACTCTTCAATTTTTAATGTAGTAGCCCATGTATTTTCAAATTTATATCCTAGACCAATTACGTTTGCAGACTTGGCATTTACTGCAGAGTGATGATATGGAGATACATCATAAAGTTGTGCTAAATAAAGAACATTGTATGGAGGTTGAACAATTTGAAAAAGAGAATACCCTGTAAGGTCAAGTGGATCAAGTTTCTTAGACTTTGCATCTCCCTGCCCAGTAAATGACTTTTGCATTCTATCAACTTTACGGCGAAAGTTTGCACCAAGTCCTTCTGCTTTACGAATGTTTTCCCATGTTGAATTAAATGGGTCATCAAAATCATGTTCTACTGTATGGGCGGGTGCATCAAGTTTTACTGTAATTCCACCCTCATCATCATCAATACTGTCATCAATAGTTAAATTAGCCAATTTTCATGTCCCTCATTTCTTTAATATAGTCAAGCATTGCAGGCATATCTTGTTCATCTGGAACAAGTCCCAATTCCATTCTTTGTTTTTGTATTTCAAGCTCTTCATCATTTACTGGTCTATGCCCCGCAAAAAATACTGGATGACCATCTCCAAGTCCATAAGATTTTGCAACATCTTTAAGCTTTTTAATTTGGCGAATATCGCCCTTCATGGAAGGGATGCTTAAATATGCACCCTCTTCATCCATAACTAAAGTTTCGTCTGGCATCATCCAGGCGTATAAACCCCAGTTTACTTCTTCAATCGGTGTTACTTTCATCTTACCCATATGCCAATAATACCACGTAAACCTTAAAAAGTGTTACATGTGGATGCTATTTTTAATATATATGGTTGTGAGCTAGTACTGGAACCCCGCCATTTATGCTTGCTGAAGAGTTTCCAGAGAACTCTGCAATGCTACCTAGGGTAGTCATGCTGTCATAGACTGCAGCAGTTTGAGTTGATATATATGATAAATATCTTGTTTGAATATCTGTAGATGAAAGAACACTTGGGAAAAGAGTAATATAGCCATACATTGCTCTTAATGGTGTTGATAATCCATCTGTGCTTCCATTTACATATATAGGGTTGTTTGTAGATGTATTATAAGTTAAAGCAACATAATACGTTTCTCCCGCCACAATCGTATATTGCCCAGAAGGTTGTATGAAGCCGTTGACATATAGGCTTCCATTAGCCCCCAGATTGCTTACAAGCATGTTTGTAGAAGGATTTACATATAGATCCACCCCTGATACAGTTGAGGTATCTAAAACGGCTCCTAGCGATGAATTTTGACAAGATTCATATCTAAACCAAAATTCAACAGTTTGATAATTGCTATTGTTTGATGAATTAATTATAGCTGTTCCTGGATATCCAGAACTTGGATTTTGATTGACAAAATGAAGACCAATGTTTTTTTCACGCAATAAAATATTGCTATCATCTTCTCTAATCATATATGTTTGACTTGTTGCAGGAGACAATACAAACCCGCCCGAATCTGCGGGGATACTTAAGCTCTTATATATTTTAACTAATAGGTTATCAATTCTTGGTTGTATTGTTTGTGAAGTATCTGAAGAGTTAATTTGAACTTTAATAAAAAGCTGAGCAGATGTAGCATTAGATGTTGTTGATAAAAAATAAGGAACTATTTCATTTTTATATACTGAAAACCATGTTGTTCCACCATCATATGATGCATAAACTGAGGCATACTGATTTGAAGCTGATGAAATAGGGTTTGATCCAGAATCCCAAGAAATACTAATTCCTGCAAAATTTTGGTATTGAATTATAGGAAAATTATAATACCAAATACCAGTTGATGCTGCAGCAGATTCAGTTTGACTAAACGTCAAACCATTTGCATCTGGAACTAAATTGTAATAAGTCCCTTCATTATAATCAGCATTTGTTGAAAACAATTTTTGTGAATGAACCATTTCTTTTCTTGAAGCAATATCAAAATGATGAGCACTTGTTTGTTGTGCAAAATACTCTGGCCCTGAATTAATACTTGCCCAAACCATATGAGATCTTATTTCATTTAAAGATAGACTTCTATTATAAAAAGCTAAATCATTGATTACAAAGCTTTTGCCTGAAGGTGCTGGCCCCACCCTATATTTTACATATGTATTGTCTGTTGTAGTAAAGGTAAATGATGTAGGCAATTGAATTATTTCATCAGATATTCCATTAACAAAAACTTGAATAGTTTTTTCTGAATATAATACAAAAACATGTAGTTTTTCATGCCATGAATGAATTTGTTTTTTAGTAATATATGAGCCAGTGCTGCCATTTACATTAAAACAAATAGTATCATTTAATGCATATGCTTGAGCAATTATAGAAGATCCATTTACTATGGACAATAGATTAGTTTGTGATGTTGGAGACTCAGGAAATGATATCCAAAATTCCGCCCCAAATATTCCCTTTTCATATCCTTGATCAAAAAATTTATATATATCAAAAATACTAATAATTGATGAATCTGATATTTTGCAACCACTATAATTGGTATCACTAAACAGGCGGGAATTAAGAGTTAAAATATCTTTAAAAATAGGTTGTTGTGTTCCAAAAGCTATAGCAGCATGATTGTTTTTTGGTGATGCATCTTCAAATGTATAAGAACCTATTTCATATCCATAATTTGCCTCTGAATTAATCCATTGTTGATATGTTTGATATTCTTCAAGAATAGTGGCATATGTTCTTAATGTGACATTACCCGTCAAAGGCCAAAAAGATATTGGGTCATCTCTTAAAACTGCTTGTTTATATGACATTTATTTTCCCATTAAATTAGGATCTATTTGTATAGGGTTACAAGACCAAGTATGACCATTATAAGAGTATTGTTGGTTTAAAATAAGGGAATCTGGAAATGATATTGCCATAATACTCCTAATTATACTACTAGTTGGGTTATGAGCGTTTTACTCCCTGCCCCATTTAACTTTATTCCAAACACGTTCGTGTACATAATAAAGGAAAATCTTAGTAAATATCTCCATCCCCGAAATAGCTAAAGCAAGCTTTGCCTTACCAGTAATTAAGTAAGACAATATAAAGGTATCTAAAGTTCCCGTAAGTCTCCATGTGACGGCTTTAATAAAAGAACGGGAATGTGTAACGTTCATTGTTTACCACCTAACGACATCATGTTAAGTAGATTAGATACCCATCTGCTTGCGTTTTTCAGTTGCTGAAATAGCTTCAATTTCTTCTCCTAACTTTACTTGTTCAATTTTGTAGCCAACATCACGACCATAGACTATATTTGTAATATTAGGCATTTTTATTACCATTGCACTATCCATAAATTCATCTTTAGCGATATATTCTTTTACTTGATTAAAAGTTAATGGATCTTTAGGGCTAGTATTAAATGTATTTCTAACTCCTAGCATAACTTGACTTGTTCGTTTTCCCGCCTCTTCATATAAAGCATGATGACCTTCGTGCCATGGTTGATAACGACCAAGCATTAAAGTTGTAGGTGCTGACCAATCGTGGAGATTAAACTTTTGAATAATATATGTTGATTTTTCATACTCATCCATTTTATGAGAAGAAAATTCAATATCAAAAGTTTTTGGAGAAACAAACATTTTATTTGTATCTTCAAATCTTCCTTCATCAATTGTATTCATCCAAATTAAAATATCTGGTTGTCCAAAAGCTTCTCGTGTTGCTGGTGTTGGACAAATAAAATCTACAACAACATTAAGTCCTTGACCAGATAACATCTTTGCTATTTCCCCCATGCGTCTGGCGTGTTCAATGCGATTTTCAATTGTAAATCCAAGGTCTGAGTTTATTGTAGAGCGAACATAATCTGCATTTAAATGTACTGCATTAATTCTATCTTTAAGGGCAGTGGCAAGAGTGGTTTTTCCACTTCCTGGCAAACCAATAATTTGTATAATCATTATTCTCCTTAATCTGTTCCTTTTATTTTCTCTGTATTGTGAAGCCATGTTGGAATAGCATATCTTATTCCATTCTTTATTTCAGACACAGAATGTATATAAATAAAATTTGATGGAAACAAGATAACGCTTCCAGCTTTAGGTTTTAATGTAATATTAGATTGGGGAAAATTAATTTCCCCGCCCTCATAATCATCATTAAGATATATTAACACACTTAATGCCCTGCTACTAGATCCATGATCTTCGTGTGGGGGCAAAGCACCGCCTCCAACATATTTTAAAACATTTGGGTTTTCACGAGCTTTTAAGTTTATTTTTGAATAAGGATATATTTTATAATATTGTTCAAGGGCTAAACCTACAAAATCATTTATTGAATTATGAATATTTATTTCTTCATTATAAAAGGGAAAATCTTTTTGTATTTCAAACGCATTTTTTAATCTAAATTCATAACAAAAGGGTTGTTTATTTTTGTCTTGCCAAGGCTTCCATATTGTTTCTAAGCCCATCTCTATTCTTTTTTGATTTAAAGATTCAATGTTTTCAACTATTTGATTTGGATTTGTAACTACATCCTCAACAATTACCAAGCCTAGGTCTAAAATATTAATTTTCATTTTTTAACAAATCTGGATCAGCAAATTCAATTTTTGATGAATGATGAAATAAAAGAGTATATCTTGTTCCGTTTGTAACTTCTGTTATTCCATGTATATAAGAAGAGTCTTGTTGCGGAAAAAATACTGCACTATATTTTACTGGAATATATTCAAAATTTTTCTTTGGAAAATAAATTACCCCTCCTTCAAATTCTGGATGCTCGTTTAAATAAATTACAGTGCTCCATTCAATAAATGGTTCTTTTTCAATATTATCAATATGTGGATTTCCAGAAAAGCCTTTTAACCATTTTGATGAATACCCTTTTGTAGTATAGACATCAAAGTCTAAATTAAAAAGATTTTTTATTTGTTTATTTGCTTTATCAGAATATTTTTTTAAAATTGCCAAGGTGGTTTTATTGTATGGAAGAGCTGTTCCTCCGTTTCTATTTGAATAATGTTCTGGGTATGGATTTACTTCTGAGGGATTGTTAATTTCAGAAATAATTGTGTTTGCACATTTTTGATCAATAAAGTTTTCAACAATATGTATTTGATTCATTATATTCTACTTCCATGATTAATAAATCTTTCCATGCCTCTATGAGGTAATTCTTTATATGTATACTCAACATCATTTAATTGATGATAAATTTTTTTTATTGGATATTTTTTTGAATAAAAATCTACCTTATCAATATTTTCTTTTAAATCAACAAACTTATTAAATCCATAATTATACAAGGATTCAACTTCGTTATAGTTATGTGTTTTTGAAAAAGGTATATGATCATAGTCTTTTTCTTCTTCAACTTCAATAAGTTTATCTATGCCTTCCAAGATTTCATAAGACTTTGCGTATAGTCTAATGGACAAATCCTCTTCTTCCCCCATAAGTCTTAGATAGTTTGGATACCCAATGTTTTTTATTACTTCTTTATTAATTAAAGTGCCCTTTAAAGAAAACTTATCTTTATATAAAGAAATCAATGTTTTTTTATTATTATTTTTAATAAAATCTTTTAAATTTGTATCCCAGCCCTGTTTAAATTTTGTTGAAGAAGATATAAAAAATATATAGTGATCATCTGGAATTAAATCAATCATTCTTGATCTATGTTTTACAAAACCTTCAAAATGATCCCATAAAAAATATTCTATCCTATCTGATTTAGAAAATTCTTTAACCTTGTGATGATAGCTGTCTTGTATTGTAATTGATAGCCTAATATCTTCAGGATTATTACATTTGTTAAATGCGTCTTCTACGGTTTCAATAATTTTTTTATCCCTGTAAGCAACACTTAATAATGTTATTTTTATGTTAGTGGTATCCAATGTTGTTCCTGTTCTATTGGAAACTTTTTAATATGATTAAATGGAACTATGTCATATGCAACAGTAATTCTTGGTCCTTCCCATTGCCAATCCCCCATGGCGTGTGGGTGTCCCATTTCTGAAACAATCATTCTATTATTTTTATTTATATTTTCAAAAACTTTGCTTTCATCATTAAAAAGCTTATAGTATGTAGATGATGGTTCTGCTTTTACACAATAGTATCCGTGAAATAAAGGTGCAAATTGATCTTTAGAATGATCATGCCAATTTAATTTGCCACCTTTTGCATCATTAATATTAAACCAGCCTTGCATCATATAGTTCTGCTTATAAAAATCAATATCATAATAATTACAAGCTTCTTTGACAAGCTCAGAAACTCCATTATAAAGATTTCTAATGCCCTCTATATGAAACTGAAAAACATTATACTCTCTCCATTTGATTGTTGAGATGCTTTTTGATTCTAGCCAATACTCTTCTGATCCCAGCTCTTTAACGCCAATAACTTTGGCTTGTTCTATAAGGGCATACCTTTTTGATAATTCATCAGACAATATATCTAGATCGTTATCTAAATATTTTTCAAAAAATTTATGATCTTTCATTAATTATATTCTTTCTTTGAGTGAAGATATTTTGTATACCAAGAATGCAGTGTCATGCGTCTATTCTCATGCTCCCACATTTTTTCTTCTGTTATTGAGTTGTCTATTTCCATTTGCCAAGATTCTCTGGTGTAAGGAAATACTTGAAATATTGGTGTTCCTTTTTTAATTATACCACTAAAGTCCCTTCTAAGTACAAACCTTATATCTAGCGGGGCAAATTTTTTATCTGAATCTACAATTGCAGTTGGAACATGAAATGGCAAATCTGATCTATTAAAGGGGTGGGTTACAAGAACAGATGTTCCTGGTGGTGTTGATATACCAAACATCATTCTAAATGAAAAAGCTATTGGATGAAAAAATGGAGGAATAGGAAATTCAACTAAATGGAATCTATTTATAACAAAGTTTTTTGATTCCCAAGAAATCTCTGGAACACCTTTTTCATTAATTTCAACCAATATATCTTCTGGTAAAACAAAATGATATCCTGAAGCAAAGGCGTCAAACGTTGGTGCACAAATCTTTAAAGATAAAGAGGATGAGTCAAGACCTTCATTATTTTCTATGTTAATATCGTTTAAATGATTAGACGCATTATACATGCTGATATCTTTATACCACTGAGGAATATTAACTTTTGCTGGAACTGGATCTGGTCCATTACCCACCCTATAAAATTTTATTTTTTTCATTTTATAACCATATCATATGCTGGAGTTAATCTATTTATTTTTCCATATGTTTCTTTAATTGCACTTGATTCTTTTTTAACAAAAAATGGAATCCAAACAGGTTCAAGAATTGTTCTTGGTTCTGGATAAATAGACTTAAAATTTACAATATTTTTTTCAGGAATAAAAAAGGGATAATCTTTTATGTTTGGTTCTACAAATTCAACTTCAGCATCAATATCAATAAACCATGGGCAATACCAAGCATATAAATTTGAAAAACAATTATCTGGAACCGTTATGCCAACATTTTTAATTTCTTTAAATTGTGGTGTTGCTGGTCTTGATTTCATAAAAATTTCTTTATCATTTTTAAAAATAATTGCATATTCACTATAACAAACCTGTCTATAAATATTTTTAGATATTTTACTGGGTTTTGGCACAATTATGTATGAATACAGATGTATTGGTTTTAAAACATCTTTACAAAATTTACTTTTAATTTCTGGATTTATTTCAGCATAAGTTGTATTATGTCTCATTATCGGTATTCTTTCTTTGACCAAAATTTCATTCTATACCCATTAGAAAAAGTTGATCTAATTTTTTTTCTTTGACGCTCTATTGTATCTGCATCATAATCATGAATAATGTGGTCCCAGTCTTCTCTTTTAAAAGGTAAAATTTGAGCAATTGGTGTTCCCTGCTTAATAATTCCATTAAAATTTCTTTTTACTAAAAAGGACAGATGTCCGTCTGTAACAAAAGTGTCTGTGTCTATAACTGCTGGAACCATTTGTATTGGAAGGTCTTTTCCATGCATTGGCGGTAAAAATAAAGTGCTGTAACCTGGAGGTGTTTTTACAACCCACAAAGGATGAATTCTTAAAATATCTGGCATAAAAATAGATTTATCTATTGGCATCATTGAAACTTGTTCTCTTGGATGTCCTGAAATAATTAGCGGTGATGCATGCTTCCAATCATGAGGAACTTGAGCCTCATGTCTTTCTTTTTTTGAATCAATAAAAATATCAACTGGAGCTTTTAAAACATATCCAGTAGCTAGGGCATCAAAAATAGCTTGGCATTTTTTTACCGTAAATTTATAAGAACCGTCAATTATATTTTGTTCTCCGTTTATTGTTGCTGGTTGTTCTTTCCACCAAGAAGGTATGTTTAAAGTAGTTGGTTCTGGTTCGGGTGCTGTTCCAATTAAAATATTGTTTGCTGGTAAAAAAGATATTGTTGGCATAATTAACTTTCTTTTTTCAATGTGTAATCAACATTTAAAATGCATCTAAATGGATTGTTTTTTGTTGTGTATGAAGAATGAAATTGATGACCATTAAATCTAATTGCTTTGCCCATTTTTGGCGTAACAGATTTAATAATTTTTGCATCTTTTGTATCTTCTCCAAAAAATTTATTAAAAAAAATTGTGTCCCCATCAGAATCATTTAAATAATATAAAAAGACATCATGTTTAACTATTGTGTCTACATGTGGATAATGAAAATAATCATCATTATTCATACCCAAAACAACAATCCTTGATCTTAAAATTTTATCATATTTAATGTTGTGTTTTATGCAAAATTTATCAAAAATATGTTTAAAGTCTTCAAATTCTATTTCACCTATAACTTGAAAAAACGGTTTAGCATTTTCATGATCAAAGGCTAGTGGGGTTCCTTGATAGGGAAAGAGTTTAGGGTTTTCTTGTTTTGCAAGAATGGCTTGAATATTAGTAAGTCTCCATTTAGGTTTTTGAGAACCAACTTCCTCTGTACCAAAAATTTGCAGGACAAAATCCATTTGCTCTTCTTTTGTTAAGAAGTTATCATCTTCTATAATATAATCGCTCATATCTATCTTTCTTATTTGATAAATCTAAATAGGACTATGTTTACAAATTCCCCGTCATTAAATTTCTTAAAGGGCCTTGAATGTTCTTGCTCTTTACCCATAAAAGTTACGCCTTCATTATTTTTAAGTAAATAATCAAATCCCTCTACATTAATATTCCAGTCTGTATTTGATTCTATCTGATAATCTAGGTGCACTGTAAAATCTGCTTCTGTATGATCTTTGTGACCTGGCAATTTAGGATTTCCAAATAAACCATTGTATTCAAAATAAGATGTAGAATCAGAATATTTATAATCTTTAAATCCTGATTCATTTATCAATAAAGTAAGTCTATCAATTATGTTTTGAGGAATTTTTAAATTATGTAAAACAATCCTTCCAAGCTCTTTTTTATGAATAAATAATGTTTTATTAGTATTAAGCTTTTCACCTTTTTCATTTTTTGGAAAATCTTTAATCCATTTTTGCCAAGAGTCTTGTTCTTGTATGCCTTTATTAATAATAGATTTTAAATTAATTAATTGATCATTATTTAATACATCTTTAATAACAACATTTTTATTGTTCATAATCTTTATTATATCACGAAGGCGGGATTAAATATTTTTTTCAGAGCCCAGTACGAGCATATTTTCAGTAAAAAAGTTATTATATGGTTTACATACAATAGCTACATTGTCAAATGTAGATTCAATTTCTTCTACAAGCTGGATATCAATAAATCTATTAAATTTATAAGAGTATATTTGATATGTATCATTAACTTCAGATGCTTTTATAAAAGAAACTAAATCTTCTTTTTTGCATAAAATATAATGAGAGGGGGTAAAAACATCTCCATCTATATAAATATACTTGTCTGATGGACCCACATTTATTGAATCAACAACAGTTTCTACAAAATCTTTTTCAGGATCTATATTTTTAAAATCTATTCTTGATAAATCTTGAGAATTTATTTTTAAAGCCAATAATTTATCTCCAACTTTAAGTTGTTCTGAAGATTTTAATCCATTTAATGTTTGCACTTTTGTTTTAATATTTAAAGAATTTGACCAACCACCACCAAATCCGTAAGGTGTAAAGCCAAACGGTGTAAAAGAAAATGGTACAAAAGAAAAGTTTGGAACAATTCCTGTTGTTGTTGAAATATAAGGCCCTGGGCCTGCAGCTGTTCGTGCTCTCAAACTAAATTCATATGTGTTGTTTACTGTAAAGCTTCCAGTTACTGTTATTGTCCCGCCCGCTGGATTTAAAGTTCCAGAATATGTAATTGGTATTGAGGTTCCTAAAATATCAATAATATCTCCAGTATTTGTTCCAGAGCCTTGTAAAGGAATCAAAAATTCGCCATTAGTTTGTATTGGTCCGTATGTAAGTGTAACTGTTGTTGAGTTTACAACCGTATTTGTTAATGAAGCGGGTGAAGATGGAACTCCAACTGAATCTCCAGCTAAATTTGTTAAAATACCAGCCATTTTAAGATATTCCGTTTCCGCTAATTGTCCAAGATGTTGAAGTTGTTTTTATTAATGTTGCCATAGCATATGGAGAAAGTGTTCTAGTTCCAGTTGAACCAGTTCCAGCTAGTAGAAGTGTGTCTCCACAAGCAATTGTTGATGTAACTCCTGCTGCATTTATAATTACAAAAGAAAAACCAATTGGTAATGCTAGGTTTGAATTTGCAAGAATTGTAAGTGCAGTTGAATTTGTGGTTATATAAATATGTTTTCCATTGTCTGTTGCTGCAATATTATAAGATGAACCTGGATTTGTATTTTGTGGAATTCCCATATAACCAACTTGTGAAGAACTTGTTAAAGTTCCTGCACCTGCAATGATTGTTGAAGGCAAAATTCCCGCAGATATATTTGTTGCTGGAAATGTTCCAGAAGTTATATTTCCGACGGAAGTTAGAGATGAAAAAATAACATTAGAAGCAAGAGTTGTCCCTACTAAAGTTGATGCACTTGCTGTAAGTGGAACACCATTAACGCTAAAAATTCCATTAACATTTAAATTTCCAGATATATTTGTTAATCCACCAACATTTAAATTTCCAGATATATTTGTTAATCCACCAACATTTAAAGGACCATCTACATTAAGAAAAGATGCTTTTAAGGGGTCTATATATTGATGCTGTAACTTGGCTAATGCCATTTATTAGCCCCCTTATTAAGCCTGTGCTTCTGTCCAGGATATACGTGCGTATACTTGAGCTGTAGTACTTGCAAGATTTTGTACAACAATTGTAAGTACATCTGGTCCATCTGGGTAAATACCAGTATTTGCAACTGCTGTTCCGCCACCAAGTATTGAGTTACCAAGATCACGAAGTGGAGATAAATCTGATGTTCCTGTACCTGCTACAAAGAATCCACCAGTTTTTTCACCACCGCTAAAGGTAACGTTTCCATTTAAAGAATAATCTGCAATTTGTGCAAGTGAAGAGTTTGGAACATTTGCTACTCCACCTATTGCATTTGTCCATGTTGTTGCTGCAGAAGGAACGCCATTTAGATATGCTAATACTAAAAGGTTAGATGTTGCAGAGTTTAAAACAGAAATATCAAGAGTTGAAAGTGCCAACTGCATTCTATTTATAAGTTCACGAGCACCAAAACCTGCTGCAATACCATTGTCTACAGATGGTGCACATCTAATAGATAGCAATGCTTTTGTATTTGCAAGTGAAAATGAAAGCGTAGCTGAAGATAATGTAGTAGCAATATTTTGATTAATTGTAAATGTTGTTGCAGAGTTAACTGCAGTAACATAAGAACCAGCAGTTAGTGCTCCAGTTCCTGAAGTTACTGTTACTATTTGACCAACAGCAACCGCAGCAGTACTTGTTACGGTAATAATTGCTTGTGCTGATGAACCACTTGCGCCTGTAATTGTTTGAACAGTTGATGGCCCAATCTGAGTTGGAGCAGTTTGTCCATAAGTAAAGAGAAGAGATTTATCTCCATCAAAACGACCATCCATAATAACTGATGTTCCCCAGTGTGATATTGAAGGAGCAAAAGTTGGATAGGCAAGTTCTACAGCAATTGGTGCTGTTGAAGAATATGTAAATGTTTGTCCAGTTGATGTGTTTGCACCATTTGATCCTGTTGTAACACCCATTGGTGGTACAACTACTGATGATGTAGAAGCTGTTGCTGCTTGACTAATTGTAAATGTATTTGCACCCGCATTAATTGAGGTAATATATGTTCCATCTGGAATTGTTGTAGCAATAACTCTTTGACCAATTTGTAGTCCTGCTGTAGCTCCTGCAGAAACAGTTGCTACACTTGAACCAGAGGCTAAAGTTGTTGATAGGGAGGTATTTCCTGCTTGACAACGAATTAAACCAGTAAAGCTTGTTGATGTTGTTCCTGTGTAATTAACATATTCATAATTTGAAGCATTACGAACAACCAAGGTTCCTGATGAAGGAAATTTAGATGTATCAGAAACTACAATTGATGTATCTGAAGGATTAACTGTTGATGTTATAAATGTTGTTGGAGGTGTTGTTACTGTTTCATAACGTCCTGGAAGGTTTCCTGAACGCATATATGCTTCTGTATTAAGATTGTTATTAGGCATCTTATGAACATAAGTTACATCTCCACTAGGTCCTCTTAGGCCCCAACGAACAAATCCTGCACCATACCATGTGTAATCAATATAAAACATTTGCATTTTAGATAGATCAAGACTGTATCCTGAAGGGCCTGTTCCATCCATTTTATCAAGATTCCATTGTGATTGTGGAATTTTAGTATCAACTGTACGTGATACAATTGCATTTGTTGCGGTTGTTCCACGATATGATGGGCTAATTGTAAGGCTTGTGTCAGAAGCAATATCTGTTACACGATAAGATTGTCCACGAAGAACAATATTATCTCCTGGAACTAATTGTTTTGAAAAATATGTTGGAAAAGATGAGTTTGTTTGAGTAATTGTATTTGAACTATTTGTTAAAGTAACTTTTCCAGAAATTTGAAAAACAGAGTTACGACGAACAGCATAAATTGTTGTTCCATCAAATTCAAAAAATAAACCGTTTTGTTGATCAAATATACCTAGTCTATTTGATGCTCCATACCATTGAGCTACTGAAAGTGTATAGTTTCCTGAAGCAACTGAAGCAGACGGAGTAGTTGTTGCTGTATACGTAAATTGATTCCATCCAATTACCGATGTAACAACAAATGTTCCATTATATGCAGATTCATTTGCTCCAGCAACTATAATGGATGCACCTGGTTGAAGATTATGTTTTTCTTTTGTTTGAACTGTAACTGTTGTTCCAGAAGAAGTAATTACATCTAGATTTGCATAAGGCTTAAGAATTGTTCCAGATGACATTTGAATTCCCTTACCTGATTGATAACGGAAATAACGACGTGTTTGTCGTACTGCTTGTTCAAAATTTGATGAACCATTAGATGAGAAAAGTACTCCTCCATCAAATGCTCTGTGAGCAAATGAACCTTGTGGGCGAACATAAACTGCTGCTGATGTTGCAACAAGTGTTCCACCAGTAATTGCAGCTGCTGGATAAACAATAAATGTTGTAGGGTTTGTTATTGTGGATACAACAAAAGATCCATTTGGATTTGTTCCTGTTGCTCCAGTAATACCAGTAATTGCAATTTCATTTCCAATTGCTAATCCGTGTGGAACTGTAGTTGTTACTGTTAAAGCATTTGTTCCAGCAGCAAATGAGACTGTAGGTGCTGCACCAATTTGTGCACCAGAATATGCTGCTCCTGTATAAATTGCAGTTTTATTTGTATCAAAAATAGATGTAAATGATGTATTATTTGCTGCTCTTGCAGTATATGTAAAATTTGTTCCTGCAGAAACTGTTTCTACAATAAAATTACCATTTGCAATACCAAGGTATGTATCAAGTATTGAAACTGGCGTTCCAACTGATGGAGGTGTTGTAGTCAATACAGTAACAGTTCTTGAATTTGAAGCCATTGTAATATCTGTGATGTTAGAAATTGTATATGGCTGTGAATATGCATATGGGCGATTATTAATCGTTGTAAGATTTTCCCATTTAGAAATTTGTGGACCATATTCAAAGTCAGTATCAATAAGTGCTTGTGGAGATGATGTACGAAGCTTATTTGTTGGATCTAAAACTGTTTGATCTGGGGTAAACTTTTCTGCATATTCATCAATTGTAATTTGAATCTTATCTGTTGATGACATTGCAGATGTATTATAATTTAGAACAATTACTGTATTTGCTGCAGCAGTAATAGTTCCTCCAGAAATCCATGTAGTTCCCGCTGTTAAATAACCAGCTGCAGTTTGAGCAATAGTAAATTGTGTAGAAGTTGCAGAAGCAACAATACCAGTAATATTAAAAGCGCTAGGAGTTGTGCCTGTAATAGTTACTGTTTGTCCTGGTAAAAATGAATTATTTGCAGTAATTGTAGTTATTGTTCCTACGGTTGCAGGTGCTACAGACATACCTGTTACATAAGCAATTAATTGGTTATCAGTATAACTAGAATATGAAGTTGCTAGGAGGGAGGCATCAGAAAAATTATAAATTACTTTGTTAGCAGTAACGTTTGTAATAAGTACTAAACGTTCTCTTCCAATATATCTTGGTAATACTACTGTTTTTGTACTTGGTACAAATGTATAACCTGTTTCTAACAAAATCTTTCTTGCCATATTAATTCGCTCCTAATAGAATGTCCATTGCTTTAAATGGATAAGTATTTGTACTGCTTTGTGTTACGGGTCCCGCCATTATTCTTGCATTAAATGTTGATCCTGCTGGTGGTACTTCAGAAAAAGCAATATACCCATCTGAATCTATTGTAAAACCATCATAACTGAAAGGGGTTCCCCAAACAACTTCTGGAAAGCTTACATTTTGAATTATACCATTTAAGCTTAATAAAAGCGTAAAAGGGTTGGTTATTGCTTGAACAACGCCATTGTTTTTTGGATAAAACCTTGATTGAATTCCATCAAACTCATATTGAAGATTATCTAAAGGTACTATGTCTGGCAATGTAATATTTGCTGTTCCTACTGATTGCCATGCAGTTCCATTCCATGACCAAGTGCGACCAGCGTATGAATATTGCTGATTAAGGGAGGGGTTGGAAGGAAATACTATTGCCATATATTATCCTTGTGTTCCTTCTGTAAATAAATGCTCGTCATAAATAGTAGCTTCTGCAATAGTGGCGGGAGGTACATAATTACCACTCTCATCCTTAGTCCACATTGCCTTTACATCTTTATGAACAATATCTCCAGTTACATCTGAAGCATATACTGTTGAATTAATTCTTAAAACTTTATTGCCAAACATCTCTTCTACAAAATAAATAAGGGGGGCATCTACCCATTCCCCGTCAATATATTTTTTAGCTAAAACTGTGTGTGGGTCAATACTGTCATCTAAAGGAGTAGAATTTCCTACAAAATTGCTTGAATTAACAAAGGCAAAAGCCACTCCGTCTTTAAATTGAATCCAATTTGTCATTTTTTCTCCTTAATTATATTCCACAACTTGCCATACACATGCTCCAGTTGCAGTTAGTGTTGTTGCATTAGTTAAGTATACCCCATATTCGTTTGAAACAATAGATGTTGCTCCTGCGGAAACAGTTCTTGTTCCTGCATAATTTGGCATTGTTCCACCACTATCTGAACCACCGCCACCTCCTGCATTCATACTTCCTCCAGAAGCAGTTAATGTTCCGCTTAAAGTTCCAGTTGCACCAATTGAACCAGCTGAACCATTTGAATAAGAGTGAACAAAAGATTTTGATGTATTTACAGATGATATTGTTATTGCTCCTGCAGAACCTGTTGTCCCAGATTGTATTGATTTAATTCCAGACGAGACTGAAGGATATGCTGAAATTGCCATTAGTTATACTCTATTACTTCCCATTTACATGCACCCGTTGCAGTTAATGTTGTTGAGTTTGTTAAATAAACGCCATATTCAGAAGCGGTTAAAGAAGTTGATCCAGCACTTATTGATCTTGTTCCTACATAATTTGGCCAGCTTCCTGAGCTTGCAGCATTTCCTCCACCACCAGCACCAACAACTCCTCCAGATGGGGATAATCCTCCAGAGGTATTTCCAGTTGCTGCTACTGTTCCAGCTGATCCCGTTGAATAAGATTTTACAAAAGTATTTGATGTGTTTACAGAAGCAATAGTTATTGCTCCTGCAGAAGCAGCTGTTCCTCTTTGAATAGATTTAATTGGAGAAGAAACGACTGGATAAAAATTTGAACCCATTAGTTGTACTCTACCACTTCATAATAACAAGCACCATCTATAGTTAAAGTTGTTGAATTTGTTAAATATGCACCATATTTTGCAACAGTTAAATTAGTTGTTCCACCAGAAAAAGATCTTGTTCCGCTATACGTTCCCCAGCTTCCACCTCCAGTAAGGCCACCGCCACCGCCAGAAACGGCATAACTGGCTGGAGTCAATGTCCCAGATTCACTTGAATTTATTCCAACAGAGCCTGCAGCACCATTAGAAAAAGAACGAACAAAAGTTTTTGAAGTATTAACAGAAGCAATTGTTACTGTTCCCGATGAAGCAGCGTTACCTCTTTGAATAGATTTAATTGGAGAAGAAACGACTGGATAAAAATTTGAACCCATTAGTTGTACTCCACAACTTGCCAATAACAAGAACCATTTACAGTAATTGTTGTTGCATTAGTTAATGTTACACCATATGCGGATGTAATAATTGATGTTGCTCCTGCTGATAAAGATTGTGACCCAGCGTATGTTGGAAAAGTTGCCCCTGCCCAACCACTTCCTGGTGTAGCAGTACAAGTACCGCCTGCTGGGCTAAGTGTTCCAGAAAAGCTACCAGTAACGCCAGCAGATCCTGCTGAACCATTAGAAAAAGAATAAACAAAAGTTTTTGCAGTATTTACAGAAGTAATAGTTACTGGGCCAGAAGAGGAAGAATTTCCTCTTTGTATAGATTTAATAATTGAAGTAGTTGCTGGATAAACAGATGTACCCATTTTAGGATATCTCAACACCACTTATATGAATTGCTAAAGCTGAGCTTGTTGATGCCCATCCAACGATTGTTTGTGTTCCCGTCCCGCCTAAAACTTGCTTTAAATCAAAAAAAGCAACGCTGTTGGCTCCTACTGTAACTGCTGTTGCAATTTGTACTTGAGTGCCAGTAGCGTCTGGAATTGTTAAATTAAATGATGCTGCAGAAGCAGTACTATTACTAACTACAATATTAGTAATTGTTGTAGTTGTTGATGAATTTGGAACTGTGTATAAAACAGTTGTATTTGTTGTTGTTAAAACTGTACGTGCTAAAAGTTTTGTTATTACTGCCATTTTTTCTCCTATTAATTAGAGTTAATTTACTTATATAAAGATTATAGCACTTGCTAAATTGCATCCATAATTTTTAGTATAAGAACGTCATCTGCCCATCGTATACCTGGTGATTGTGTTGAATCTACAACAAGTGTTTGAAATTTTGTACCAACTGGAAGTCTTGTTGTTGATTGAAAACCATTACCTACTATTAAATCACCTGTATTAGTAATAAGTGCATTAAAGTTACCCAGAGGTCCTTGAACTCCTTGTAATCCCTGCACTCCTTGTACGCCTTGAATTCCTTGCGCTTGATTAAATCCACCACCTTGCAAACCTTGAGTTCCTTGAAGTTGTGCATAACCAAATCCTTGAATACCTTGTGTGCCTTGTGGACCTTGAATACCTTGAATGCTTAAACCTTGAAGGCCTTGAGTTCCTTGAAGTTGTGCATAACCAAATCCTTGAACACCTTGTGTGCCTTGTGCACCCTGAATACCTTGTGTACCAGTTGCTCCTTGTAAACCTTGTAAACCTTGTGTACCTTGTGCTTGATTAAATCCGCCACCCTGAAGACCTTGTACACCTTGTGAACCTTGAACTCCCATAAGATTATCATAAGATTCAAACCATTCTGCACCATCCCAAATATATGTTCTTCCGTCATTAATATTTATCCATCCCGACCCAATTAATGGTGAAGACGGAGGTGTTGATGAAATTGCATATGTGTTTACATTTCCTTGAATGCCTTGTAAGCCTTGTATACCTTGTGTGCCTTGTAAACCTTGAGTACCTTGAA